CGTCATAGTCTATCAACCCTTTTTCTTTTTTGTATTTTCTAAGTTCTTGATCTAATAAAAATAAAATATCTCGTTCAATATCTAGTATATGATTGTTGTTATCATACTCTTCTAATACATCAATCTCTTTTACCCTAGCCTTGTTTATTATTCTTAAATATTCGTTGTCTGAGTTAAACACACCATCCTCGTCACTATGCATGGCTGTCTTAATGGGTATGCCACATTTCAAACCAAACTCCCTATAATCTTGTGGTTTCATGACCTGCTCTTTTTTTATATTTAAAGATCTAAATGCTAGTGAGTGTAGTGTTCTAAAGAAAGGTATTTCACCACTTTCTATTCCAAACTTATCTTCAGCTCTTCGTTGTGCTTCGTTTGCAGCCTTCCTTGTAAAAGAAAAGTAACCAATTTTTTGTATGCTTGTGCCTGATCTTAAAAACTCATCGACTAGATCTAATAGTGTGGTTGTCTTGCCTGTGCCTGGTGGCCCTAATATTATTGTTTTCATGCCGTAATTCTATTGAAGCCTCCATTTTTTTTTAATCTATCTCTTAAAGTGATTCGTTTATTTTTAAACATAGTTTGTTTATTCTTGTAATATTTAGATATATTTAAATTATAAAACGTTTCAAAGGTCGTGTAATAATGAAATTTTTCTAACTCTAAACCTTCTTCTGAGTCCCTGTCAACCCAACTCCACAAAGCAAAATCATATATTTTTTTACTGGTACCAAATTGGTATATTGGTCTAAAAAAATACCGCTCTACATAATCTTTAAAATAGTCCTCGTTTATTAGTTTCAGTCTTTGAGTTAATCTTAATCCGTGAACCTCTCCCGTCATCCCAACCTCTTTTAAATGCTCTTTAACACCGCGTTCATAAAAAAATCTTGCTTTAAGATTCTTCATAGAATTTTTAGGTTTATCACGGTATTTTAATTTCATAGCAGTTTACCTTTCCTAATTATCCTAGGAGCAGCCAGAACATAGTTTTTATGTATAGCTCCATATTCTTTGTGTCCCCTGAAGTGAGCCCTGACAGAGGTTATGTCCCCTTTTCTTAATCTTCTAATATGACCTCTAACAGAGTGATAAGGTATGTATCTTTTTTCGTGAGGACCATCATCACTAACGTCACTGGTGTAAGTTGTGTCTCTTTCAACTCTGTATTCGTCTGGTCTTACATAAACGTTTTTACTTCTCCAAACGGGAACAAACTCATCCTTTTCGTTGTCTTCGCTTTTAATTGTGAAAGACTGGCTTTGTTTTTCTTTCGGTGGTGGAATATCAAATATATTTGCGTTTTTATCAGTGTGACTGTTTAGTTGTATAAAAGCACTGTAGAAGTTATCGCCACGACATGAAATAGGACGAAATTCACTAGAGCCCCATATAAAATGTGTATTACTACTGGTCCAATTTTTTTTAAAATCTAAAGGCACTATAACACTAACTTTTAACAGATATTTTTTCTTAATTACCAGTTTACCCTCTTTTACAAACACCGCTCTATGGTTATATGTTATGGTATTTTTATCTATATTTTTTCCCACGTACTCAAATAAATGAAATGCTATGAGTCTGTCGTCAATATTACCAAATCTTTTTTCAAAACCACGTTTTTGAAAAAGAACTTTTTCAAAAGGTAATAGACCCAAACCCTCTTGCATATGTTTTCTTACGCACCTTTTGTTTTCTCTTTTAGCTTCCTTTGACCAATTAGTGTCATCCATTCTAAATTTTTCAGCCTTTTGTGCTTCACGCATAAAATCAGTCAAAAGAAATTTAGTTTTTGAATTGTGTCGAGTATCACAAATTTTTTCAAAATTATCTTGCTCATACATATCTATCATTCTTGAGGCTGCTGCAAATCTTTGATGTGAGTCTAATGTATGAGGTTGTTTTTTGTCTATTTTAATATCTAAACTTTCGTCGTTTTCTGTTTTCACGGACATAATTCCAACATTTTGTTTTAAAGAGCGCGCGTAGTCACGTGCAGCTTTGGTTTGTCTTTGATCTTCTCTAATCTTTCTAGTCATTTTAGCTATCTTTATTTTTGCTTCTGCGTCATGAATTTTAGATGTTCTCATTAAAATGGTGCCTCCTCATATGTTGTTTTACTAATGTTTGGTTTTGTTTTTTTCATTGCTTTTATTTTAATGAGACGAGGTGTTTGATTTTTTAAAGCCATCCTTGTCTCTTCAATAAAAAAATCTAATTGTTTTAATAAATTACCGGTTTTTATTTTGTCTATCTCCCAGTTGTTTCGTTTACAAAAAGAATAAAAATCATCCATCCTAAAATAAGTATGACCCTCGTCAGTCCATGACATTTTGTTCAGTATGTCATCTTTTGTTCTGGCTGCAGGTCTGTTGACCGTAAAGTCATAAAGTAAATTTACAATTTGATTAGTTGGATTAAGTGACTCTAAAGGCTCTATCTCCTCCAAGTTGTTCATTAAATTTTTTAAATAAACCTCTCTCCAATCTTGAGCCTTTGGTATTGGAGATACAATATTGGCTTGGTCCAAGACTGCTATCGCAAACAAATTAGGGTTGTGTAACTGCTCTGTTTTTAATTCTATTCTCTTACCAGCTACATTTAAAAACCATTGTGGTGGATTTGATTTTATCTTTGTAAGTGTATCTAACTCAGGCATCTGTTCTTCCTCGTAGCCAACACCGTATTTTTTTGTTCTGCATTTAGCAGCGTTACATACGCCACAAATAGGTTGATCTTTACACCTATACTTATCGTAACCTCGTTTTCCAATGGACTTAATTAATTGTTGAACCTCTGAAAAAGACAAAGGTGGGTTCATGTAAGTTTGATTATCTGCCATCAGTTTATCTTCCCAAACGTCTGGATCAGCTTGTTTTCTGTACACAGCTAAATTAAAAAGAGCGTTGTTTCTAGACCCTTCACCAAAACCCTCTTCCGCCAAACGATTGAGACAAGGAGGTCCATCTGGAAATATCTCAACAATCTTAGCTTTTTTTATAATTATGTTTTCAATTTGTTGTTTAGTTTGCACCAATTCATCGTATATAGAATAGAATGATTCTAAACTAGCAGCTTTGCCATCAGCCTCAAAAGTATACCGTAAACCCTTCATTCCACCGTGATAAGGTAAGTTTAAAAAATTACCTGTGTCTCCACGGTCAACTAGTATTTCAGTTTGTTTAGGAAATATTTCACTACCTGCATAACCTAAGGCTTCTGCCATGGCTTTTAATTTTGATTGCATCAGTAACGCAGGTATGAACTCGGAGGCAAATAAAAATAAATGAGCACCACCAGATTTAGATCTAAAAGTAACTAGAGGAAAACCAAGTCCTTTTATGTCTTTCATTAAAACTAAATGGTCCACGTTGTATACATCAACGTCAATGCATCCCCACTTACAGTCATTGTCTTCGTTTATTGGTATCACACCCAAAGCAGGGTCAACGCCATCTACATGGTCCTGCCATAAACTATCTGTAACTGGTTGTCTTTTTATAAAGGCCTTGCCATCTGCTTTGCCTTTTTCGTTTGTTGTGCCGGATAGGATTAGTTGACCATAAGCACTGTTGTTACCTTCAAATATTGTTTTGAATTTCACTTTTTGGCCTTCTTCTTTTTAACCCAATTTGAGAAGCTACCACCACTACAAGGCCCTGAACAATATACTTTATTTTTCTGCCATTGATTAATCGTAAATTCTTTTTTGCATGTTTTGCAAATTCTTATCATAATGTCACCTGTAATGGCCCATGAGGAGGGGTACCTCATGGGCCCCATGATTAAAATGGTACGCCGTCTTCTTTTGACTTAGCGTTATCTTCACCATGTTTTGCTTCGACTGCACCATCAGCTACACTGGAAGCAAACTGTTTTGCGGCTTCGTACGTTGCTTTATCTTGTACTGGGCCAACCTTTTCAACATTCCAACCAAACCAAGTTCCCTTGTCATTTGATTGTTGTACTGTTTTAAGGTTATACACGTGACTGTGCATGGCCGGTGTGAACATACCTTTTTTACCTTTCAGTTTGATACTGTTCATCATCGAGTTCCATGACCTACTAACTTTTAATTGTGTAGACTTCATAGAAATCAATGCAGCAGTCCCATCCTCCAACAAGACAAAGTATGACGCTGTGTTTTCAAGATAGTTACCATTAGGTAATCTGTCTTTGTAATTTGCGTCACGTTTCGTTTCTTGAATGATGCCGCTCTCGACCGTATGGATCTGAACAGGAGCACTTGTACCCTCTCCACGATCAGACCATTCAACGTATTCTCGTTTATAATGACAAGGTATTACGTTGACTCCTTTCTCACCATCATAGAGTTGCCTAGTCACGGTATTGAATATCATACCCGCTTCAGCGCCCTCCACGTATTTGGCGTCCCGTTTATTTGTCTCGGGTGACAGTTGACCTAACACTCTAAGAAATGGCAATGCAAAGTCTTCTGACCCCATATTGCTAAAACTCGTGTTAGCGTCTGCTTCAAACATACCCGTTAAGGCTACGCTTGAGTTTTGTTTTTGTGTTACTTGATTCATGTTTCCTCTTTCCTTATTTCCGGCCTATTTTTGTTTGGTCTTTCACATAAGTGTGAAAGAACTGCGAGGGCATATCGAGGCCGGCCTCGATACGCTCTCTAAAAAGAGCCTTCAGAGTTGACGAATGAACAGCTTGTT